GCAGTAAAGGCTAAATATCCGAAACCAGAATAACGGACAAAAGTGTCCGAATACAACCATGAATATTAGAAGTACAACTCCGATATTGCAATGAAGATTAACTTAAAGTTAGAGTCTGGTTTAGAAGTGGATTTTACTCCAGACTTTGACATGCCTAATGATGCACAAATAGATAAGGTTACATGGACTTTACCTGATCCTATAAATACTAAAACAGTTCAACTATTAGATCCAGAATACTTTCTTATAGGAAAAGATGAAACAAATGAAACTTAGTTTATTAGCTATTGGCTTACTTCTAGTGAGTATAGTAGCTATAGCAGAACCTCCAAATGTAGAGTACTACCCAATACAATCACCTTCCGCACAACAACAATCTCCAGTAGACAACGTAATTTCTATACTGCTAGATCAGGGTTTTGCAGGAGCTATTATCGTAATTCTGTTTGTGTGGACATACAAAACAGATAAAAATAATAGAGCCACTCAAAAAGAAAACTTCGATAAGTTCGTAACTATTAGTGCTGAGTGTTCTGCTCACATGGCTAGTGTTTCCGCTAGACTAGAAAATATCGAAAGAGAAATAGAATCAAGTAAACAACTAGAAATGATGAATGTAAGAAAGGGATAAAATGATTGCTATATTAGCTCCACTCATAGGAGGAACAGTTAAGACACTCTGTATGTCAATGCTATCAGAGGCACTTTTAAAACAGGTGATCCTGATTCTTCTGGAGAGACTCGTGAAATCTACTGATAACACATTAGATGATCAGATTCTTTCAGAATATAAGAAACATATAGGTAAATGAGAATAATACTTACTACCTTATTAATTTTAGTAAGCTCGTATGGATTTTCTTCTGATAATTCTACATTAAAGTTTTCTACTGAAAAGGTAAGAGCAATGTGGTTTGTATGTGCTACTCAATTTCAAATGGTAGCACCTACTATACCTCAGATAGAAAGAGTTAGATTATGTGATTGTTATGTAGATCACATGAGAACTACGTTTACTTCTGAACAAGTTGAAGCTCTTAGTCCAGAACAATCTAGAGAACTAGGATTAAAGATGAATATCATTTGTCCAACTCAAGCAGAATTCTTTATACAACAGAATACTTAATAATATGGGAATATCAAGTAAAAACTTTAGTTCTAAGGAACTCTCCTGTTCTCATTGTGGAGAAAACAAGTTTGATCAGGAAACATTAGATGCTTTACAAGGACTTAGAGAGTCCATAGGAAGACCTCTTAAGCTCTCAAGTTCGTATCGCTGCCCTGTCCACAATAGTAATGTAAGTTCGACTGGACCTGATGGACCGCATACCACAGGAAAAGCAATAGATATATTATGTTCAGGAAAGGAAGCATGGGAACTATTATCTTTTGCCATGATACGTTCAAAGATCTGGAAAGGAATTGGAATTAGTCAAAAAGGAAAACATAAATCCAGGTTCATACATCTGGACACAATCGAAGCAGATAATAGACCCTGGGTATGGAGTTATTAAAGATTAGTTTGGTATCAATAGTGATACTATTAGTTACTTCCTGTACAACTATAAAGGAGTTAGGTTTCTGGGAGAATAGTTATACTCAAAGTGTATCATTCTGGCAATGTGTAGAACCATTTACACCTTATAGAAATAAAGGCTGTTAATATGTCTTATAGTAAAGAAGTAATGGAGCATTATGAAAAACCAAGAAATGTTGGTTCTATGGATAGTAGGAGTAAGTCTGTTGGTACTGGGCTTGTGGGCGCACCTGAGTGTGGAGATGTAATGAAGCTACAGATTGAAGTAAAGGATAATAAGATAATAGATGCAAAGTTTAAAACATTTGGATGTGGTTCTGCAATCGCTTCTTCATCGCTGGCAACAGAATGGGTTAAAGGTAAGTCTTTGGATGAAGCTCAATATATTAAAAATACTGATATTGTGGAAGAGCTATCCTTGCCACCAGTTAAGATTCATTGTTCTGTTCTTGCAGAAGATGCAATCAAAGCTGCAATCTCTGATTATAAAGGAAAATATGTGTAAATGTAAAGATTGTAAATGTAACCCTTGTACTTGTAACTAAATGGATTTTGATGTAATAAATAACTTAGGATACTTTGAGATTACTGAAATATCTGTATGGTTAGGTATAATGTATTTTGGAAAATGCTGGATAGATAACTTTTTTAAGAAAGATAAGGATGAACAAAAATAAAAAAACTATCAAAAATAAAAAAGCTATCAATGCCTTACAAATTGAAATAGATAAACTTATTCCTGAAGGTGTGAAGAACAGGACTATGGATATCAGGACTGATAATATGTCTATTTACAAAAAAGATTCTGATAAATTCTTTGAGGTTTTTAAAAAGCAATTAGAGTTATATAGAAATTCTTTAAAGATAAAAAAGGGAAAAAAGAAAGATGGAAAATAATAAACTTAATAATTTATATGATGCAGTAGCAGATGAGTTACTAGCTAAGATACAATCAGGAGAAGCTAAACCAGCAGACCTGGCAGTAGCAGTAAAGTTCCTAAAGGATAATGATATAACTGCAATACCTATTAATGATAATGCCCTTCAACAATTAATGGAAAGTATGCCTTTTCCAAGTGATAAAGATATATCCACAGGTAAAACTTCTTTTACTAATTAAAGCATGAAGAAAAATAAAAAAATAGTACCAAATCCAAAAGACTTGATAGTAGAAGGCGGTGCTTCGGGTGGAGGATTTGCCTCACTAAAAGGCTTTACAGGAGGTAAAAAGGAACTATTCAAGTCCACAGTAAAGAAAGCAAGAACTGCTACTGTTGCTACTGCTGCTGCTAGTAAGGCCGTAGATGAGTGGGGAGAATTAAATTCTTTAATATTTGAAAAACCATTTAATGATCGTATCAATCTGGAGGCTTGGGGAGAAGGAAATCTCATGGTTTATTCAAATAAACCTATGCAGTATGCAAATGGGGAGACTATGCCTCAAGCTAAACCATTCTTTCATGGAACACCTACTATGGTGGGTACATCGTTTACTCATTGGAAAAAATTAAACCAGGGAAAACCTTATGGTCCTAGAGATCCTGGTTATTTTGGAAGTGGAACTAGCTTTTGTACAAATATTGATGATGCGGTAATCTATAGGGATAGTAAAGATCAGAATTGGAATGAGATTAGACCTACTGAGATACAAGAAATTAGAGATGCTACTGGTGGACTATATGAACCTGAAATAGTGTCGGTATATTTAGCACCTAAGAAACCTTTAAATGTGGCAGTATTCGGATATGAGCTAGGATATATTAGAGATCCTAAAGATTATGAAAGTATAGTGGCGGCAACTCTAAGAGTGATACGGAGGGAGACAAAGAATCTTCCGAAAGAAGAAGCAGATCAAATAATAACTTCATTCCACCAAAAAGTGATTGAGACAGCAGGAGGTGCTGAAAGTTTGATAACTCGACAAACTGTTGTTGGTGAAGATGGAAGTTTAAATCTTCAATCTAATGATCCTACTCAACTATTGCCTGGACAAAAACCCATGTTTCCAGAAGAGACTTGGAGATGGAAGCATAGACACCCAGTAAGAAGAGGTGAGTTGAATATGGAGGAGTTATCATCCTTTATACAGTCCTCAGACTTTACAGAGATTGCAAGAGAGGCTGGATATACGGCAACTTTAATTCAATACCATCCTGATAGTACTAAAGTTCAAGAAAGTGGAGTACCTAATGAAGAATTTAATATGGAAGAATATCATGAAGTGATTATTTATGGTCCAAAACAGATTAAAGGAACCAAAAACAAGGGTACATTTGACAAAAGTGAGAACCTAAATACACAGTATTTACCTACTAAATCTACCAAAGTAGCCTAAATAGTTAAAGTATTGATTTTATTATATATGTCTAATTAACTCCCCTTATAGTTATGGGGGGAGGGTTAAACATATATAAAAGGTAAACGTGAAATCAATATTTATTACTATCTCAGTACTTATACTATCTATTACTATAAATGCTACTGAGGTTACCGATATAGAAGTCTGTAAACGAGTGGAAGGTTGTAGATTAATCTTTAATGCAGAGACAATGGAAACATATTGTCCAACATGTGTGAAAGAATCAATTATTATCTCTCCTTTAGCTAGATCAAGAACTGTATCAGTTAAAGATGACTCAATCTTAATGTGGTTACAGAAATATTCACTAAAATATTATTTCTAAATGGATAATAAACTAAAAGACTTTAGAAATTTCTTATTTATCTGTTGGAAACACCTCCATTTACCTGATCCTACCCCAGTTCAATACGATATTGCCACATTTCTACAAAATAAACCTAAACGTGGAGTCATTGAGGCATTTCGTGGAGTAGGTAAGAGTTATATTACTTCTGCATTCGTCTGTCATACACTTCTTCTTGATCCAGAATTAAAAGTTCTAGTAGTATCAGCATCAAAAGTTAGATCTGACGACTTCTCTACCTTCACACAAAGACTTATACACGAAATACCTATTCTTCAACATCTTAGATCAAAGGAAGGTCAAAGACAGTCCAAGGTAGCATTCGATGTAGGGCCAGCATTAGCTTCACATTCCCCCTCAGTGAAAAGTGTGGGTATAACTGGTCAGTTGGCAGGTAGTAGGGCAGATCTTATCGTGGCAGACGATGTGGAGGTTCCTAATAACTCCATGACTCAATCAATGAGAGATAAATTATCGGAGGCAGTTAAAGAGTTTGATGCTATTCTTAAACCTGATGGATCAATTATCTATCTAGGAACACCACAAACTGAGATGTCACTATACGAAACCTTGCCTGAGAGAGGTTATATAGTACAAATATGGCCTAGTAGATACCCTACTGAAC